TATATTAAGTCTGCATGGAATACTCACCATGTACGCAAAATCCCTTGCCTGTGGAAACAGGCCGGTAAAGTAGAGCTCTTAAAACGAGAAAAGGTCGATGCTGGTGACCTCCGCGGGTTTACATGCCCGGAACTAGATTTTCTTGTGTGTTGTATCAGAATGAACTCAGACTTCAATAAACAACTTCACTCTCATGCAGACAAGTTCAATGCGACCATGAGTCGTGTGGGTTATATCTTGCAACGTGGAGGTTTTACTCGACTCTTCAAGCGCCATGATAGGTCAAATGTTGACGTTGGGGAAGGAGACTGTGTTAAATACGATGCAAACATAGGAGAACTCTTTTGCGAAATTTCTAAAGAAGTAAGGTTCCAATGTTGGGACAAAAAGGGAATGTCCTCTGAAGAATGGTACGCCCGCCAGGATTGGTACTTTGAAAATAAGTGCTACTCTTTTATTCTGCTACCCTCTGGTCAGATTGTGATGACTGTAACCGGCAACAAGTCGGGGCAAGACAGCACCACTGATGACAATGGTATAGCGCACACATTTGTATTGTGCTATGGCTGGCGCCAACTCTTTGGCATTTCTCTTTATAGTGTACGTGACACACAACGATTTGATCTGTATGCAGATGACCACGGGTTTTCTGTTACTGATCCATTCCGGAAGTTCTCAATTTTCGAGGTTCGTGCCAAGATATACAGCGCTTTCGGTCTCGAGCTTTCTCAAGCTAAAGATCTCGTCACACAGTCCGTAGAAGGACACACTTTTCTCGGTCCCAAGGCCAAAATAATAAATGGTCGGATCGTCCCAATTTACAACCGTGACAAGGTTATGTGTTCTGTTTTAAATATGGAGCACCTCTACCCCCCCGATGTTCAACTTGGCCGCGTTCTATCAATCATGCTTAATTGTGTGTTTGACACCGAGGTCTTTGAATACTTGCGAGGATATTGTTTCCATCTCTTGGAATTGTCACACGGATCCATCACTCTTCCCGACGAA